CTTGCCGTCGGCCACGATTTCCTGCCCTTCGTCGAAATAGCGGGCGAAGCGGTGCAGCATTTTCAGGAACACCGGATGATCGCCGGCGCCGGTCGACTGCAAAAACTCGTCCATCTCGGAGATCATCGGCTTGCCGTCGGCGGTCGTGCGCGGCTTGAGCATGTCGCCGCTGACCAGATCGCGCATGCGCGCGACTGCGCCCATGGCGGTCATGTGGCCGGCGCCGCCGATCTCGGGATCGGCCATGACGGCCTTCACGTTGTTCTGGCGATACTCGTTGAAGACGCGATGCTGTTCGGCGAGCGTCTGCTCGGCGAAGCGCTGCATCGCCTGCGCGTGCATATCGAGGAGCGCTTGCGCGCCCTCGGCCGGATTCGCGCGAAACGCATCAAACGCCTTGTGAACGTCCGCCTTCATGGCGTCGTCCATCTGGAGCGTTTCGGGGAGCGTGTACTTGTACTCGACCGGCGCGGGCGGCTCGATCGGCTTGGGCGCTTCGGCGGCGGCGGCTGCGTCGGGCTTCGGCTCCTCGCCGGGCTTCGGCGGTTCGGCCTTTGCGTCAGCGGGCTTGGGCGCCTCGGCCGGCTTGGGCTCGGCCTTCGGCGCTTTCGCCTTCTGCTCGTCGTCGAATTTCTGCAACAGCGTCGGCTCGACGGCCGGCGCGGGCTTTGGTTCGGGTTTCGGCTCGGGTGTAGGGGCCGGCGCCGGCTCCGGTGTCGAGGCCACGGCCGGCGCCGGTGCAGCGGCCGGATTCGCTACGGCCGCCGGGTCGGGGGTAGCACTCGGCGCCGGCGTTGAAGCCGGCACCGCGGTCAGCGGCGTACCCCCTGGCAAATTCGGATCGATCGGATCAAGCGGCGGCATTAGCGCCTCCCCTTTGGCTTGATCGTCTGGAAACGGTAATCGTGCTCGTCGAGCATGACGAAGAAGGCTGCGCGATCGACGCGCGCCAGGCAGTTAATGAGATCGGTGCACGCCCGTTTCTGCCCTTGCTTGTAGTAGGTCGCGGCGTCGTGCGGCATGCCGTTCGGGCCGACGGCGAACGGGTCATCGAAGGCGTGATGATTCTCAAGATACGCCCACAGCTCGCGGCGTCCGACTGGATCGTCGAGAACGCGGCGCCAGAAAGCATCGCGCTCCTTGTCGCGCAGCTCGGAGTCGCGGACCTTGCGCCGATATTGTTTCGGATCGGAAGCGTCGACGGTGCGCTCCTCGCTGGCCTGGGTTGGCGGCTCGGGAGGCAAATCGCTGGTGATCTCGTCGTCTTCATCGCCCATCACGCCGCGCTCGGGAGGAGGAGGCCGCTAGGCGTCTGGCGCCAGCCGGCGGGGCGGGTATCGCGATGCGGGCCTTGGCCAACTGCGGGCAGGATCATGCCGGCGCGGCCGGTCGCCTTGGTGCGATAGTTCTCGGCCATCTTGAGCAGGCCGCGAAGGTTTTCGGCGAGTTTCACGAAGCACGGATGCAACTCGCCGTCGGCGATCTTGATGCGGGTGCCGTCGGGCATTTTGAACCCACGCAGCCAATCGCCCGCCATCTGGTGAACCCGACCCATCTGCATGCCGAGCGGTAACCAGCGCGTATCCTCGCGCCAGGCGGCAGCTTGCTTGCACGTGCCTTCGATCAGGCGAAGCGCTTTCCTCAGCTTGTCATAGGTTGCCCCTTTGAGCGGGATACGGGCGAGCGCATCGCAAGCATCGATCGCCAGCCGGAGATTGCTGGTCATGCAATCGAAGATTTCGGTTTCGGTGAGGGCGCCCATCGCCGGCGACCGTGTACGAGTCTGTTGATTGCCAACAAGGGACGTTTGCTGGCAGCGACATCAATAGGTAATAAAAGGAATCGAAAGGCATTATTTTCCATGTGCGGAAACGAACGGCATTGATCGCCATCGAACGGAACTGATCGGCAATCATGGTCGAGCGGCGCAACTGGCTGAATCGGAAGGAAGCCGCGGCTTACCTGATGGAACGCGGCATGAAGATTTCCGCGCAGACGCTCGCGCGGTTGGCCTCGAACGACAACGCCGGCAAAGGTCCGTCATTCACGCGGTTCCGGTGGAAGTCGGTCGTGTATGCGCGCGTCGATCTGGACGCTTGGCTAGAACACGAAAGGAAACGGGTAGAATGACCGACCAGCAAACCGAGCAACAGCAACAAGCCGCCTTGATCGCGCAGGCCGATGCGCACGCGCAAGCCTTCATCGGCCCGGTGTGCGTCGCGATGCTCAACGGGATCGCGAAGTCGCTCGGCAATTATCCGATCGACCGCATGGCGGTAACAGCCGCGGGCATCCTCGGCCGCTGCTTCGGCGAGGTTCTGTCGATCGGCCAGCTCGGGCCGCTCATGAAGCTGCGCCGGCAATGCGTGCAGGCGTTCGAAGACGAGATAAAGAAAGTGCACATCAACTCGCCGACGCCGCCATCGAGCAACATTCCGGCGCCTACGGCGGACTTGCTCCGCAAGCTGAATTCCTGAAAGGACGATGACAATGCCCGCAATCCATCTGATCTATGACGAGCGTGACAAGCTCACGGTGCCGGCTGATCAACTGGCGTACATCGGCGCCTCCTACATCGTCCTGGGCCTACCGAATGACGGCGTATCCGCCGAGGAAGTGCCCGAACTGAGTCGCGAGCTGGCGCGCTTGCTCCTAACGCAACTCGCGATCCCGAAGGATCACGCCGGCGGATAAGCGGTAAACCGCAGATCAAAGCTGTGTTCGATCACTTGCACATCGCCTGCACAAGATCGCGATCGTAGCCGAGGCCGCGGGCCGCGTCGCAATCGTTCGGCGTGACGCGCACGCAAAACGATAACGCAATCAAAAGCACGAAGGCGAGCACGACAAGGTGCGGATGCGCGATCATGGCTCACCACGCCTGCAAGTCGTCGCGCATGTCATCGTCGAATTTCTTGCGCTCCTCCGGCGTCATCGCGCGCCGCTCGGACCAATAAACGTAATTGATGCGCAGCAGCATCCAGACGCCGCAGATGAGGCCGATGACGATCAAAAGAGTCATGGATCGCGTTGGGCTATGCGGGCACGTTCCGAATCTGGAATCGGCTCGAAGTTGTGATTGTCGTAATGGCGAGACAGCATGCGCGCGAGACCGCGCTCGAATTGCCCAGGCGTCATTTGTTGGATGGCGCTCCATATGGTGTTCGCGTCATCAGCGACACACTGCGCGATCAGCGCCTCGCGCAATTTTGGATGTTGCGCGACATGCCCGCGAATGCTCTCGTAGTAGCGTTCGCCCACGTCACCCGCCATCGCGCTTGAACAGCTCGCACCAGCCCCTCGGGCTGATCGTGCCGGCGACGCGCCGGCACTGTCCGACCGGCCCCGCGATGTAATGAATGCACAGCGCGCAGCGTTCATTGTGCTTCGCGGCATGCGGCGTGTAGCTGACTTCGGCCTTGGTTTTCTTTTCGGGCATTCAATAGCCCCGGAGAGGGATGCGCCGCTGAACGAGTTGCCCGCGCCACTTGAATGTGATCATGCGAAAACCGGGCATGTCGCGCAGGTGCCTATGACGGTGATGCGATCGCAGTTCGCGCATGAAGCGATCGAGGTTTGCGACGGCCCAGCGTCCGCACTGGCAACAGCTCAGCCGCGGCTCGCCGTTCGAGCGCGAGCGCGTAAGCATCTGATGCGGATGCTTGTCGCAGAATTCGGCGGCTGCAAACTTGTCGACCATCGCACGGCCTCGAATCGGCGTGCGGTCCCCACGGCATTCGTACAATCACGCGCGTTGTGCCCGCAAGTTTCGCGCTTGACTGATCGCCGCGAAACTGCCGTACTCAACCTCGGGGGGACGTGTTGCATTCATACACTGTGAGGGGTGCGGGGTCATGGATACGATCACGGATGAGCTTCTAGGGGAATTCGCAGCTCTTGATCCGGTTTACGTCGACGGCGCGGCCGGCCTGGTGGACCTGGGCGAAAACTTTTCCACGCTCTTGTTCCGGTGGGTGCCGACGACATCCGCGAACGGTGTCTTGCTGTACGAACGGCAGGCGGCGATGGTCCTCGTGCGACCGAAGTCTGCGCTGCGGTGTTTCAGCCGGTCGGACTGCCCGATCGCGCAGATGAAAAGCGCGATGCGAAGGAGCGAGCTGACGCTTACGCATTGACGCAAGCGGCGGGGCATTCGCGCCTCGCCGCTCATCCGGCCCGCCTCGGCGGCTTACGGGGTGTCTAGCGTTAATGGCAGCCGCGAGCGAGGACGGCCCAGGACACCCGCCGGAATTGTTCAGAGCGGCACGCTCGACGGCCACGCGATCAAGCGCGGCAAGGTGCGCCGGGTCGGCGGCTGCACGAACACGAGCCCGGCCGTGCGAACGCGGTGCGTCGCCCAGCTATCGCGCACAGTCACGGTGCCGTCCGGGTGCGGGCCGGCGATGACCGGCGCGACGTGGTGCCGCGAGACCGCCGCCGTGCCTGGTGCCGGAGCGACGTGCGGAAGCCGCAGCCAATCGGACGCGAGCCACCAATTGATGCCGCCGCGCATGTGATCGACGAGGCCGAGCAGCGTCCATTCGGCCCAGCAGCCGCATGGACCGCCCAGCGAAGCGGCTTCGTAGAAGCAGCGAGGAAAATTAGCCTCCCGGCGAATAGCGTGCCGGTAGTGGTGCCGGTGCGCGTAATGCCGCCGAAGCCGCTGGGCATGAGTATGGTGGAAGTGACGCCCCGAGAGGTAGTGCGCAAACTTATGCGTCAGGTGATGGCGGTAGTGGCCGCGCGCTGCCGCCGGCGTTGCTGCCAGCGCCATCGTGCCCACGACTGCAAGCATTGCGAATAGGTATCGCATTTCCCTCATTCTCCTGTTTACAAAACAGGCCCCCGTGGTGCTCTCCCCCGAGAGTCATGGCGAAGTAGCAGCCTTTACCGCCCACATGGCGGCTTCTTCGTAAGCCGCTTCTGCGAGTTCGCAGAGGCGTATTTTCTCATAACGTGCGACCGCGCTTTGTGTGACCTTCATTTCTGCGCAGCAGTCGATCAGCCGCGCCGTGTCTTGCTTAATCCGCGATACAAGGTCGATGTTGCTGGGATTGAATTCAACGCCCACACGCTTTTCGCCGATGGTCATTGCTTCGTTCTCCTCTGTTGTGTCTCATCCGCTTCTCGTAAATGATCGTGAAGCGCGCGCATTTCGCCGTCCGTTAGCTTGCGATCAAAATAGAGAATGATCGCCTTTTCGTTATCAGCAACGCGGCCTATTCCTTTGATCATCACGCCGCCCTCGACCATTTGCTTGTGATCCTATCGAGTGCATCGCCGAGGATCGCACAGCCCCATATCGCGCAGATCACGGCGAACCATGCGGCACGCACGTCAACGCCACTCTTGCGGCCGCACGTCCTTCGCGCAGCCGATTGAGAAATCCTGCCGCATGACGCGCTCCTCGTCGTCGGCACAGCCGAGCCGCGCCGTCGGCGACGTGGTGACGACGTTGTTGGGTAGCACGTAGGTGCTGAATGAGCTGCCGCTATGGCCGCTCTCGGCAACGTTGCGATCGACCAAGCACGCTGAATTGCCGTGCGGATCGTGTCCCCACTGCACGCAATCCGCATGCGCCGGCCAGGCGAGCAAAAGCAAGGCGTAAACGAATCTGTGCATGACGATCTTTTCTTTCGCTACGCCGCCCGCCCGCCGAGCAACTGCCCGAGCGCGTTATCCGGCCCGATCTTGGTGTCGCTCAACGTCTTGGCGGCGTCGACCGCGGCGCTCATGTTCTGCGGCGTCTGCACCTGCTGCGCCGCCTTGGCGCGCGCCTGATCGTGCTTGAGGACTTCTTCCTCGGTGAACACGCAATCGCTCGGGTAGTTGGTCACGTCGGCATATTTGCGCGCCGACTTGTCGAGGTTGAACACGCGGATCGGATCGGGCACGCCGGCGGCCTTCGCTGCGGCCGACAGTTCGCCCATGGTGCCGAACGTGTCTTTCATCGACACCGACAGCGCCGACCGCTGCGCGATCCGCATGAGCGATATGAATTCGATCTTCATCGGGATATTCGCGATCGACTGCGGCCGCGGCTTGAGCAGACGTTGCCGCTGCATGATGTCGAGAATGCGCGTTATGCCGACGGCCAACTCGCCCTCGACGAGATCAATCACCGGCCCGAGCTTCTGCAGCCGTTCCAGATCGCGCTTGGTCAATTCAAGTTCGTTTCTAGGTTGAACGCCCTGCATTTGTGAAATCGCCATGAAAACATCGACGTAAAGGGCGCGGTCGATCCGCTCGTTGACCTGCTTGATGTCCTCGACCATCGGCGCGAGCGCCTGCGGACTAACTTCAAACGCCGGCGAAAAACCTTTGCGCCCTTCGGCCGACGTGACGTAGGTGATGTTTCCCGGCTGGGTCGACGCGGGCTCGTTCTTCAAGCTCGGATCGGCGATCATCGGCGGCTTGGTCAATTTCTTGATGTATTCGCCTTTCTCGCGGGTCTCCATCTGCACCTGCCGCGTGTCGCCGAGCGCTTCCATGCAGGGCGAGTGCCCATAGGCGTCGTTGAATGACCGCCGCTTCCACATCAAGCCCATGAACGGCCGCGTATGAAAGCCGCGCATCGACAGCGGCTTGGCGTTCTTCATGCCGCGCAGCCAGTAGATTTCGCGGAAGGCGAACACCCGAGGCAGCGGCGAGAACGTCGGATCGTCGCCGCCCTTGCCTTTCTTCGTCATCTGAAAGTTCGGCTCGATCGCATGCGCAACGACGTATTCCCAATCGAGGCTTTCGCCGCCTTCGAGGTATTTGCGTTGCACGTCCTCGGGGCAATTGTCGTAGCCAAAGAACTGCACGATCTGCGACACCGTGTAGGTGAATTCACGATAGAGCGTATCAACGTCGAGATCGGCGCCGAGGCCGTTGTAATACTCGCCAGCACACGGCAGGAAGCAGTGAATGACTTTCTCGAAGTTTTGATAGATGATCACCGGCGCGGTGCCGAACACGGTGAGATCGCTGAACGCCTGCGCCATCGTGCGATACCAATTCGATTGCGCGAGCACCGTATACAATCTTTGTTCGGCGTCCTCGTACCAATCCTTGCCGTCCGCATCCAATTCGACCCACGGCAGCGCGCTGCCGAGCTTGAGCCATGGCCGTGCCGGATTCGTCAGCCCGGACCACATGCCCGAGGCGCACGTCTGCACCGCGAGTAATCCCGTGCTATCGATGATCTGATCGTTGATCGGGTTGCCGCGCCACATGCGATTAGCAACAACGAGCCAGATGTAGCGCTGCGGCTGGAAGAATTGCGCCAGCCAGGACCAATGCACCCACCAGGCATAGCGCCAGTTGCGCAGCATTTGCAGCCGCGCTTCTACGTGCTGATAGACGCGTTGCCAATTGCGTTGCTCTTTCTGCGGCTCGGCCGGCGGCGTGATCTTCTGCTGCGTGAGCAGCGTCGGATTGGCGATCTCGTAGTAGGCCGTTCCGGCAGTGGCGGCGGTTGGCATCTGTTATTGCCCCAACAGCGTCTTGCCGCCGGTCGTCTGCGGCGCAGGCGCGCCCTCGGCCCCGGTCTTGAGCGTGTTGTCGAAGCCCGCGCCGCCGGCCGCTGCGGCGGCCGCACGTTCGGCCGCGCCGGCCGCCTGCACCGGCCCGGTCGCGAGCATCGGCGGCGGTGGCGGCGGTGGCGGCGGCGCGGGCGCGGCTGGCATTGACGGCATCAGAAAGCTCATGGTGCCCTCACTTTCTTGGCGTTCCGTCGGCTTGACGCGTAATCGCGACATTGGCCCACATCGCGTTAGACCGATGCGTCCGAATGATGAAAGTCTTGTCTGGTCCTTCGGGCAGTACCGCCTCAAGCGCGTCGCAATAGACCTTGGCCGCTAGCCGTACCTTCATCATCGATTCGATCTGGTCGTCGGTCGGTTTCAGATATTCAAATGTCGAAGCGTGTAGCGTCATGTAAACTTCTCCTCATGCAAGCGGATCATAACCGCCTCGTTGTGGTCCGAACGGATCATAAGCCCCAGGCGACCGATCGCGCGGCAGCGTATCCGGCAGAGGCAACGCAAACGGGTCATAAGGCGCTTCCTCGCGGCGCACGCGCTGCGGCAGCCGAGTTGTCGCCAGCGGCTCGGCGAACGTGATCACGAAAGCGTCGGCCTCGTCGGGCGAGTAGCCGAGTTTTTCCTTGATCTGATCTTTGTCCTCAAGCAGCAAACGATCGCCGCGGTGCACGTATGTCGTCTGCGTCAGCGCCCGCAAAAGTTCGTTCGACTTCGGCAGCGCGCCGCCGCGTTTGATCCATTCGATCGCATCGAAATACATTTCCGTTCGCTTGTTGACGTAGCGGTCGCGGTCGTGCGCCGCCGCGGAAAACTGGATCGGGATCGGCGCCTTGCCGAGGAGCCGGAGCTGATCGACCCAGCCCCAGCCGAAACCGCCGGTGGCATCGATGAAACACCCGTCGGCCTGCCAATCGTTCCACTTGCGCGCGACCTGGCCGGCGCCCTGGATCGAGTCGACGTTGCGATATTTGATCATCTGAAACGCCTGCAAACCTTGGCGCACGAAGATCACGCTGGCGTCGTCGCCCTGCCGCGCCACGTCAACGCCGATCACGCGTGGTGCCGCAGAGAATTCGTGTTCGCGATACATGCGCGCCATTGCCGCCTCAACTTCGGCCGGCCCGATCAGCGCGTTGAGCGACGACGGCGGAAACTGGCCGAAGATACGGACGAGAATCCACTCGTTATCGCGGCCGTATTGTTTGATCTGATCGCGCGCATGTTCGACCGACACCCGCGGCGTGCGCTTCGGATCGTCAGGGTCGGCGGTGATCTCAATCACGCGCCACAGGTTTCGCGCGCTGGTGCAAGCGCGATAGAGCGGGCCGGCAAGCCGCGTCGGGTTGCCGGCCTGGACGATGTGCGCCTCTTTCGGATTGCCGGCGAAGATGTTTTCCGCCGTCGGCATGATCGCGTCGGGATAGTCGCCGGTCTCGTCGAGCAACCAGATAACATATTCGCCATGCAGGCCGGCGAGCGCATTGCCGATCTGCGTCGCGTTGGCGTCCGCCGGCCAGGTGCGCGCTTCGAGCTTCCATGTGTCGGGAAACTCGCGCAGCGAAATCTTGGTCGATGTCTGATCGAACATCTGCTGCAGCAATGGCGAACGGGCGCGCCATCGCGCCAGCTCGGTCCAGAGATTCGCCTTGAGATTCGGCCCGGTGATCGACGTGCAGCCGCCGATCGGATGCGGCCGTGTCAGCATGAAGTTCCAGCCGAGCCACGCCAGCACGGCGGTCTTGCCTGGGCCGGCGCACGCCTTCATTACGATGCGCGGCGATGACGGGAAGGCTTCGAGCGCTTCCTCCTGCCAGGCGTCGGGCTCGACGTGAAACAGCTCGCGGACCATCGTCGCGGGATGCTCGCGCCAGCGCGCGATATGGTCGGGCGCGGGCATCAAGCGCTTTCCAGCTTGTCGATCACGGCCGCACGCGTTTCCCGGACCACGAAACGCATGTCGGTCAGGATCACGATGCACCCGCCCTTGCTGGTGTCATAGCCGGGCATGCTCGCGACGACGGCGACAACGTGCTCCGGGGCGACGCTGACCCCTTCGCCGTCAAGGGTCGTAAGAT